TAGTTATGGTATTTAGTTTAATAGCATCAACAATATTGAAAAATAAATGGGTATATATAATCATAGCATTTTTGGGTATTGGTTATTTTGCATGGGGACAGTATAATGAAATACAACAACTTCTTTTTGATAGGGTTGTATTAGTACAAAACACACAAGCATACCAAGACTCATTGACAAAGGCAAGAGATTCTGTTCAAACGACCGCATTATTTGTTAAGAGTTTGAACGAAGATATTGATAAACTTAATCATAAATATGTGATTTTATCTAATAAATATAATCTTCTTGTTTTAGCTATTCAAGATAGCGGAAATGTACGACCAATAGTTACAGATTCTACTGTGATTGTTAAATTTAGTGGAAAGAAATACATAGTATTTTATAGTGGAAAAACGGAATATCGTTTTGATACTGATTCTGCAACATGGAATTTGGATTTGGATTTTGATTCTATAAATGCAGGATCAAAGGTTTATTATGATGATAGTACAAAGTTGTGGACTATACAAACTACATCATTGACAGAAGGTGTGGTTCTCAAGGGAACGTCTATTATAGACGAAGCGACTCTTAAACAGATTAAGGGAATAGCGCAATCGGAAGAGAAAGGAAAGAATATATTTGCTATTGGTGGGATAATATCACATGATAGAATATATGGTGGAATTGTATTAAAACCAATGAAGAATTGGATGTTTAATTTGAATTATGAATTATTTTCAAAATCAATTATTGAAAATACAAGTATTCAAAATCAAATATCAGTTGGTGCATTTTATTTTCTATGGTAAAATAAACGTTGAAAGAATTTAAGGAGTGGAATATATAATGGTTTCTCAAGCACAAATACAAAAAGTAGGATTGCCTCGTAGAACATTAAAAGATATAATAAGTGAGGAACATAAGCGATGTGCGATGGAGCCTAAATATTTTATCAATAGGTATTGTAAGATTCAGCACCCAATGAAAGGGAAAATCGCGTTTGAAATGTTTGATTTTCAAGAGAGAGTTTTACAAGAATTTAGGGACAATCGATTCAATATTGTATTGAAAGCACGACAATTAGGATTATCCACATTAGTCGCTGCATATTCATTGTGGTTGATGTTATTTCATACAGATAAGAACATTCTTGTTATTGCAACAAAGCAAAGTGTGGCAAAAAATTTGGTGACAAAAGTAAGAATTATGCATCAAAACCTTCCGATATGGTTGAAAGGAAATTGTGTAGAAGATAACCGGTTATCTTTGTCATTTGCGAATGGTTCTCAAATAAAAGCAGAGTCGAGTGCTAAACAAGCAGGTCGTTCAGAGGCATTGAGTTTGTTGGTATTAGACGAAGCAGCGTTTATAAAAGATGTAGATTCTATTTGGGCAGCTTCTTCATTGACACTTTCAACCGGTGGTAGCGCAATTATACTTTCTACTCCAAATGGAATAGGAAACTTTTTCCATAAGACATGGCAAGCAGCAGAAGAAGGAGTGAATATTTCAGGCGGTCTTATTAACTTGGTGTTTAATTCGATTAAGTTATTATGGAACGTACATCCAGAGCATGACCAAAAGTGGAGAGATCAACAAGATGAACTTCTTGGCCCTCGACTTGCTTCTCAAGAGTGCGATTGCGACTTTGTAACATCTGGTAATACAGTCATTGAAGGTGAAATACTAAAATGGTATTCCGATACTTTAGTGAAAGACCCAATAGAAAAAGAAGGTATAGATCGTAATCTTTGGATATGGGAATATCCAAATTATACAAAATCGTATGTGGTAGCGGCGGACGTATCTCGTGGAGATGGATCGGATTATTCAGCGTTTCAAATTATTGATGTAGAGTCATTACAGCAAGTTGCAGAGTATAAATCAAAAGTTGGAACTGGGGATTTTGGAAATCTTTTAGTTGAAGTTGCAACCAAGTATAATGATGCATTGCTTGTTATCGAAAACTCGAATATGGGATGGGCGGTAGTTCAGAAAGCAATTGAAAGAAAATATAAAAATCTTCTTTATTCAAGTGCTGATATGATGAAAGTTGATGTAGAATCTCAGATAAAACGGCAATGGGATTATAGAGATCATACAAATACAGATAAGTTAATTGCAGGTGTTACAATGGGCCCGACCATACGAGGATTGGTGGTATCAAAGATAGACGAGTATTTTAGAACTAAAGAAATGAAATGTGTTTCCAAAAGATGTATTGGAGAACTTTTTACATGGATTTGGAAAAATGGTAGAGCAGATCATTCGGAAGGATATAATGATGATACGATTTTTGCATTGGGAATAGCATTGCTTATTAGAGATACTGCATTGAAATTACGACAGAGGGGAATAGATTTACAGAAAAAGGCAATAGAAGGAATTACGCGATCACAACTTCCGCCTATATATATGCCACAGAGATTATCGTATAATCCCTGGGATATGCCCGTGCGTGGAGTTCCTGAACATCTTGAATGGTTGATTGATAAACCGAGAATTAAAAGTGGTAGTTTGCAAGAAAGTGGTAGTGCGGAAGTAAAAAAGGAAGAACCTGAGCATTTAATGCCAATTGTTAGGGGTTAATTGAAGTTTATATTTACATGGTTTGATATTTATATGAAAGAATATGAGGAAAATGACGTGTTTGAGAGAAAGTGTCCGAAATGTAAGAAATGTCGTAAGTTTACACAAAAGCACAATTTAGATTATGCTATACGACACAATTCTTTATGTCGTTCTTGCGCTAACAAAGAATCGAAGATTCGTCCAGAAGTTCGTAATAATATGAGTAAAAATCATGCAGATGTTTCAGGAAAAAGGAATCCAAACTATGGAAAACACCGTGAAACATATTATCAATCAGATGCGTGGAATCGGTATAAAATGGATGTTATCAACATAACGAAAGGACAGTCTCTTAGCAATTTGGAAAATTTTGATAAACGAGGAAGATGGACATATCATCTCGACCATAAGATTTCTATCTATGAAGGATTTGTGAAAAAAGTTTCACCAGAAGTAATAGGACATATTAGTAATCTTCAAATGCTTTGGTGGAGAGATAATTTACGTAAGAATACAAAAAATATAAAAGAATGGAAGGACAAATTAAATGGCAGAAGAACGTAATCTTTTTACACGACTCAAAAAACTTTTTAGTGCAGACGTTGTAGTAAGAAATATTGGCGGTAGAAAACTAAAAGTTATTGACGTGGATAAACTTCAGACGATGGGTGTCAAAACGAACTACCAGGTGGACAGATATTCTCGTGTTTTTCATCCGGGCAGCTATTCATATAATGCCCAGATTTCATTTCAGACGTCCCGGTTACAATTATATTCAGATTATGAAGTAATGGATAGTGATCCAATTATTGGTTCTGCACTTGATATTTATGCGGATGAATCAACTACAAAAAATGAGTATGGCGACATCCTTGATATTCGTTCAGATGATGAACAAGTAAGTTCAATTCTTAGAAATCTTTTTTATGATGTTTTAAATATCGAATTTAACTTATGGATGTGGATACGTAATATGTGTAAGTACGGAAACCAATATCTTAAGTTAGATATATCAGAAAAATATGGTGTTGTCAACATAATTCCGATCCCGGTATATGAATGTACGAGAGAAGAAATGTATGACCAAAAAAATCCACACGCGGTACGATTTGTTGTACAAGGTGCGTATGGTCGTGGTATTTTTGAGAATTATGAAATAGCAGATTTCAGATTACTTTCCGATTCAAATTTCCTTCCATATGGTCGAGCAATGATCGAATTAGCACGTAAGGTGTGGAAACAGTTAACTCTTATGGAGGATGCAATGCTTATTCACCGTATCATGAGAGCACCGGAAAAACGTGTATTCAAAGTTGATATTGGAAATATTCCACCACAAGAAGTTGATCAATATATGCAGAAACTCGTTGATAAGATGAAGAAAACTCCATACATTGATCCAGCAACGGGTGATTATAATCTTAAATTTAATATGATGAATATGATTGAAGATTTTTATCTTCCTGTTCGTGGTGGAGAAGGTACGACATCAATAGATACTATTAAGGGTCTTGAGTTTAGTGCTATAGATGATATTGAATATATCAAGCATAAAATGATGGCCGCTTTGAAAGTTCCAAAAGCATTCTTAGGATATGAAGAAGGAATTGGAGCAAAGTCTACTCTTGCCGCAGAAGACGTTCGTTTTGCGCGTACAATTGAGCGTATTCAGAGAATAGTAGTTTCTGAATTGACAACCATTGCTATTATACATTTGTATTCACAGGGAAT